GTAGGGAGTACTTAGCAAGCGGCCAACTTGTTCCCCCACTGCCAGAACTGCGACAGGAGAAATGGCAATTTTATTTATATCGACCTTACCAGCTGATTACTCCCAAAAGGGTCACGGTCGTTTTCTCACTATTAGAAAAAATATTACGCAAATATTTCACATCTAAATAATACTTTCCTTAACGTCTGCTCCTGGCACAAAGCGGACGAAGAAATCAGAAAAATTTATCGGACTCTAAGCAGATCTGAAAATCTCGTTGTATATCGAGGCGACAACATTTCTCGCTTCATCTGCCAATGTTGTTGAATGCCCTGACCGGCAAAGTAGAGCGTTCCTTTCCCGTCTTTCGCGTTCAGGTGATCAAGTACTTCCATTAAGCGGTCACTTCCAGCACGCGGCGCGTTCTCGTCGAACAGATTAAGCTGGGCCACACCTTGGCTGAAGAAGTCACCCAGCATTATTCCTGCCTTCTGGTACCGGTGACCATCCTTCCAGATTTTGTCCAAGCACTTTACCGCGCCGTTGATTATGTCGCGGGAATCCTGAGTGGGAGTAAGAAGCTTCATGGATGCACTATTACCGTAATATGGCTCGTTGAGCGCAAAGGGAGAGGTTTTCACGAATGCGGAGATAAAGCGGCAATACTGATGCTCGCCGCGAAGCTTTTCGGCGCCACGCGCCGCATAGCTGCAGATAGCCTGACGCATCTGCTCATACTCAGTAACGCGTTCGCCGAATGACCGACTACAGACGATTTCCTGCTTTGCCGGTGCAAACTCCTCCAGATCCAGACATGGTTCGCCGCGCAGCTCCCGGACAGTTCGCTCCAGGACGACATTAAAGTGCTTTCGAACAATCCACGTACTCTGCTCAGAGAGGTCCAGAGCCGTTTTGATGCCCATGGCGTTCAGCTTCTTGCTGATGCGCCTTCCGACTCCCCATACGTCTTCTACCGGCACGATAGCCAACAACCGACGCTGCCGATCGACATTTGACAGGTCAACTACCCCGCCCGTCTGTCTCTGCCATTTCTTGGCTGCGTGGTTTGCGAGCTTGGCGAGTGTCTTTGTCTGGGCAATGCCAACGCCAACGGTGAGGTGCGTACGCTTCAGAACCGTAGCGCGGATCTCCTTGCCAAACTCGGTCAGGTCCCGGCAGTTTCGCACTCCGGTAAGATCACAAAAGGCTTCATCGATACTGTAAATTTCGACTCGGGGGCTCATTTCCTCCAGCGTCGTCATTACCCGGTTCGACATGTCAGCGTAAAGCTCGTAATTGCTGCTGAAGCAAACAACGCCAGCGCGCCGGAAAAGCTCCTTTTGCTTGAAGAATGGCTCCCCCATAGTGATTCCGACCGCTTTTGCTTCTGCGCTGCGTGCGATTACACAGCCATCATTATTTGAGAGAACGACAACAGGCCGCCCTCTCAGGTCCGGCCTGAATACAGTCTCGCATGATGCGTAGAACGAATTCACATCACAGAGAGCAAACATATTCAGCTCGCAGATTTAACGATGAAAGTCACAACGCCGAACACGTCGAGCGTGTCTTCGCTGCCGACTATAATCGGCGAGTAAGCGCTATTCATTGGGATGAGTTGGACTGTCGGGCGTAGCTGCAGGCGTTTAACAGTAAATTCCCCTTCCACCGCGGCGATGACAATGTCGCCGTGCTCAGCTGTGCGCGAGCTGTCCACCACCAGCAGATCACCATCGCTGATCCCGGCTTCGATCATTGAATCACCTGCGGCCTTGACGAAATAGGTGGAGCTCGGATGAGCGACAAGTAACTCATTGAGATCGATACGCTGTTCAACGTAATCAGCTGCGGGGCTTGGGAAACCACACTGCACTAAGTCACTGAAAAGCGGGAGAGCGACAATTTCTCGCAGTTCTATTGGCCTGATGAATTCCATTGCACACACCTCAAACACTGTTTTTATATACAGTAGTTTTATTTGTAAGTGTCCGCAAGATACAGGCCCTACAGTCACTGCTTAAAGCTTCGCCGTTTCGTTTCTAAGTTTCTATGCCGCTTTGAATTATGGGTTTTGTAAATTTTATGGCCGTAACTCTGTGTGAGCAGTTTTAAGCCGGATTTGAAGCAGGGAGTTTCTTTACAGCGTGCTGATCACCGCCTGCTTTCTGTTCACGGCGTTCGCAATCAATCTACATATCTGCGTCAGTCGTGCTGTATGAGGGGCTGCAAATTATTCAGCTTCCTGATTCCAGTTTTTCAACCTTCCTCGTCAAATCATCCACCTTACCCAATAAAGCCAGAATGGCTTCATGGTGCAAAGCAGCGGCCACACCAGATGTGTCTACAGCCAGTGTTTTTTCCACAATCTCACCGGTTGCAAGTTTTGTCTCCCCATACTCTTTTACGGCTTCAGGGAAAACTTTTTTTACCTCCTGAGCAATGAAGCCGTAGCCATGCAGATTGTTATCTTTACGATCCCACTCCACCCCCCTGAATAATTTCATCTTATCCAGGGCATCCTCGATAGTTTTAATATTATCTTTGATTCTGGCATCAGATGTATTAACCCAATTGCCGACAGCACGACCATCGACATTAAAACTCCATACAGGGTTACCTCTTGGAGCATTTACCCCGATCAATATTTGCTCAGTCTCATAATCATTTGTGCTATAAGCAGCAACAATAAATCCCTGTGAATTTGGTCTTTTTAGTTTCATCCCTCCATAAACAGCCCCCTGGTCACCCGGCTTTACCGTTTCAAGCATCGTTGTATGGCCATAGGAGTGATCAATATATAAAGCGTCACCATTGATAGATGTACCGCCATTGATTGTACCTCCGCTCTTTCCGTTCACAGTTCCGAACCGTGAATCATCGCCAGCTGCCACTGTTCCCGCCGCAGCGCCAACGTTCCTTGTGGCGCTGTTTCCCAAACCGAGGTTTGTGCGAGCGTCTGCTGAGTTCGTTGCCCCGGTGCCTCCCTGGTCAATCGGGAGAGCACCATTGCTCCCTTTCTGCGCCAGTTTACCGATGCCAGGAATGGTTACAGAGGTGCCGTTGATGGTAACGGTGATACTCTGGTTTGCTGAGGTGGTGGCGAACGTCTCCCAGGCGCCAATATTCTCGTCATACTCTTTGATGAGCTGAGACATGGCCTGTGCCAGCCCATCAACCGAGATAATGTCCGACACAAGAATTCCATATTTCTGGCCGCTCAGCGCAGGGGAAGCGGCAGGCGTAACCGTCATTGACGTGGCGCTGTTTACGGATGAAATCTGGAACAACTGCACCGGGTTAGACATAACAATAATCGTCTGGCCAGCGCGGACCTGACTGGCGGGTGCCGTCCAGTTCGTGCCGGTGCCAGTTGCGGTGTTTCCATTAACGGCGATGGTGCCAGTGTTATAAAGCATATTTTCTCCAGGCAATAAAAAACCCCGCCGGGGCAGGGTTGATATTCAAAATAGTCGACTGATTTTGACGAGTGTATTTATCGCGAAAACAGATGGGAGGAAGGATTCAGGCTTAACTTAATGACGTACCCTGTGGCGTAACGATCGCAATTATAGGACTTGTCAATATTCTCCCGCTCCCCGAAGCGCTGAGAGTGATCGTTTTTTCCTCACCCGCTGCAAGGTCGTAAGAGTAACCAAACGATTTTCCCGCAGTACGGTCTGCTTGTTCCTCACCGTTAACAAAGAAACGACAGCCCGCTGTGTACTCATTTATATTAAAAAATATTGATAGCCTGACTGGCAGTCTTGAGTTTCCTCCATAATTAATATTAAAGCTTCTGTTTGCGCCTGCTTCTTTACCAAAGGCAGAATACATTTTGGACTCTGAGATATTACCGACAATTTTGTTTGCATAAACGGTACCCTGAAAATCTCCGTCTGTAGCATATACAGTCCCCCTGAATTCGCCGTTCGTGGCGTAAACCGTTCCTCGCACGGTTACGTTATTGAAAACGGCGTAACCCGATTTGTTGATGTGCCAGCCGACCTTCCCGGTGCCGTCCCATGTGGAGGACTGGATGTAGTTGCCGATTTTGGTATTGTCGATTGATCCGTTGCCAATCACCGTATCCCGGATAAAGGTTTGCCCGTTCTGAATGACGAACGGAAGCGTAACCGCTGCGCCAGCCTGATGAGTCACCGCGAAGCGGTCTGCCAGGAAGATAACCTGCGACTGCATGCCGGATGGCGTATTCTCCACGCCGATCCCCATCCCTGCGGCGTAATACTGCCCGTTGCTGGAGACCCCAACCTTGATGTTGTACATCGCGCTGAGGTCGCCGTTTACGTTCGCTATGGCCTGAGCGTTGGTGGTTATCGCCGCCGTATGCCCGTTGACGGTCGCCGTGATGGCGTTTATCTGCGTGGCCGTGGCCTGCTGATAATTAGAAACCGTCTGGCTTAGACTGTTGATGGATGCCGTATTACCGTTGACGTTCGTCTGCAGGCTCAGCAATGCGCGTGCTGTCGCCTCCCTGTCAGTGACGATCACCTCATCAATGCGGTCCAGCTGCGCGCTGTTACCGGCTACCGATGCCGACAGGGTTTTACGCGTGGCCACCTGAGCAAGATTGGCCTGGATTATCGCAATTGCCGAGTTCTTCACACCTCCCGTCATACCGTCCATCGACACAGAGATCTCGTCTATCTTCACTTCGGCCTGCGCCAGCCCGTCAGCGTTCTCCTGGATGTCTTTCGCCTGCTGTTCGAGTTCGTCGGCATGGTTTTTGATTTCGTCAGCCATGCCAGCAATTTTTTCGTTGCTGTCCACCGCGTTCTCGATCAGGTCTTTGAATGTGTCGGAGTCTTTAATTTCCTCCAGGATCACATCGGTGATGTCGGAAACATCGATGCTGGCCTGACCTCGCACCCATTCTGTGAAACCTGATTCGTTGCCGGTTCGGTCCACCAGCTGCGCGCGGTACCAGAAAATCTGCCCTGCCTTAAGGCCCATTTGCTGATATTTGCGCTGCGGGTAAGGCACGTCGGCCAGCAGCATTGCATCGTCTTCGGTACCAGTCAGGCTGTACTGAATTTCCGTCTTCAGCGTGTCGTCGGTATTCGCCGGGAATCCCCAGTTCAGCTCGATACCGAATACCACGTTCTCAGAAGCGATGAAGCCAACCGGCTTCGGTGGATTGCCCACTTTACCCGTCAGCGTTTTCTCTTCTGAATAGCCCCATCCAGATGAAATTTCGGCGGCATTGATTGCGCGCACGCGTACCAGGTAGCGACCGGCATAAATTCCCGGGACGTCAAATGACGTAGTGGAGCTGCGCGGCACATTAACCCAGTTCCCGTCATTGCGGCGCCATTGCGCTTCATAGGCGATAGCGTTCTGCGCCTGCTCCCAGCTGACGCGCATGGTCTCAACGCTGATATTCTGCTGAACCACCGAAAACGAACTGATCGTAATATTGGCTGGCGGGGACTGACTACCAGGCGGAATAACACTTATTGGCCGCTGGTCGATGATGGCACCGGTATCGATACGGGCATACTTATCCGGATCATGAAAAGCACCAGTAATCGAAAACGTGCCGTCGTTATTATCAGCGACGCTGATAACACGATATTGCTGTGCATAAAGCTCGTCGGATTCGACAATCCATACCGATTCGACTGCCGGTGTTTCGCTGTATGCCGTGGTCACGGTGACAGCCCGACCATTTACGCTCTGTATCGTCCTGCTCTGCGATGCGCCAGACGGCAGGTTAACCATAAGACGGCTTCCGGCAACGGCAGCAGAATCACGATCAAGCGTGATAACGCGACCATTAACCGCGCTGATACGCCCTCCCATTACCTTTCCGGATAACAGCTCATCGGCAACCGCGATAATATAACCAGGTTGTGGAATGTTGCCGTCCAGACCAACATCAAACGATACGATGCGATCCTTGTTATTGGTCTGAATCCCCCAGCGCCCCTTACGGTTTGCCTCAGACTGCCGGGTACAGCCAATAGCTGTCATTTCGAGCTGGTTTGTGCCAAAGCGAGCGACGAGCTCCTGTTCAAAAACCGGCTCCATCGCATCTGCGTAAGCATTACCCGGATCTGACCAGGAAACCAGCGCGGTGGTATAGCGGTTTTTAGTGGTGCTGCCAGAATAGGTAAAGCGGCCGTCAACCACGTTAGCGCGGGTGTAGCTGTAATCCACATCACGGGGCATATCTGCCAGCGCAACGATTTGATCGCCGCCCCAGTACGTCATGCCACGAAATATGGCCGCAAAATCACGTAACACGGTATAGGCGTCATTCCTCTCCTGCACGTACACGTTACAGGTATAGCGAGGCTCGGTGCCGCTACCGCCTTTACCATCCGGAACCGGCTGATCGCAATATTGTGCGACCTGGTAGAGCGTCCATTTATCAATATTTGCCGCCGTCAGGCGGTCACCAAGTCCAAAACGGTCGCTCACCACCAGATCGTAAAAAATCCAGGCCGGATTGTCCGTCCATGCCCACTTAAACGCCCCCGTCCAGGTGCCGCTATAGGTCCGGGTTTCCGGATCGTAAGTATCCGGCACGCGGATAACGCGCCCGCGCGGTTCACAGGAAATTTGCGGGATGGTACCGTTAAACTGGCTTGAGTCGAATTCGATGTACAGCAGCGCGGTGTTTGGATAGCGCAGCTTGGCATCGATTACTTCCGTATAGCTCTGCAGCGTCATCGTGTCGCCAATTTTCGCGCTGTTCGCATCTGCGGTGAGCTTGCGAAGGCGTACCGTCCAGGTGCTTCCCGCCTGCGGTAAGTCGATACGGTGGCTACGTTCGTAGCCTGATGTGGTTTTCCCGGTGACGCTGGTATTAAGTACGGTCTGCCAGGTACCGCCATCTGTCTGCAGATCGATAGCGTAATTAATCGAATAGCCGACCAGATCGCCGTCGTCCTCCTGTTTAAACAGTGATGGCCATTTGAGGCGCAGACGAATGGCTGACAGCTGGTTGTTGGTAAAGGTATGCGTCCAGGCCGTAGCGCTTGAAACTTCGGTACCTACGCTGATTTCATTCTCGGTACCGGGGATGCCCTGAATATACTTTTGAGCCTGAGTCCCCGGCCGGAACTCCCACGCCACGCCGCTGAAGTTTTGCGATCCGTCTGCGTTCGCCAGTGGCGTGCCGTCAAGATAGATATCTTTAGCCGTTAACTGCCCCGCAAATTCGCCCTCTCCCAGTGCAACGAGAATTTTTGCCTTTGCTACAGATTGCAGATCATCAGGCTGTTCGGTAGGGGTTCGGGAACTGGAGCTGCCGCCCTTGCGGCCTTTTATAGCGATTGCAGTTGCCATAGTGCACCCATAAAAAAAGCCACCCGAAGGTGGCTTATTTCTGAAGAAAATTAGTTAGATGTTTGTTTCGCTAAATGGGTTTACAAAGTCAGCTTCAGCTTTGAAAAACGGACAATCGCTGGAACTCGTTACTGATACAGGAAGACCGTTATCCTCAACGTCATATAGCTTGGAATATTTATCAGAAACTTTTCCTGAAAAATTCTCGTGGCAAATAATATCTTCGCCACGTGTTACTGTTACTTTTGCACTCCCACCGATTAAAATGCCTTCATCGACTCGCTGTAGGCCTGAAATAGTCAATCTCAAATATTTTTTCATTGCTGATCCTCGACATAAATCCCGGCAGAAATAATCGCGCCGCCGATTCGCCGACGACCATAAAGAAGCGGTACCGGATAGCCCTGCGCAGCGGTGTTGGTAACTCCGCCGAACGCGTATGAGGCGCGGTTATCTGAACTCTGTTTGCTGGCCAACCCCGCCGGTTGCGGGGAAAGCATCTGGACAACCCCACCAATCATCATCGCAGCACCGAATTTAGCAGCCGCAAATCCAGCGGTTGATAACGTACCACCCGAAAAATAACCGACTGCCACACCGACAACGACGAGTACAGCGCCCAGAATTGTTTGTAATAAACCCGATTTTTTGCTGCCAATTATTACCGGAACAATGCGAATAACCTCACCGGTAACCGGGAAGCCCAGGTCATCCACACCGATATTTTTTTTACCCTTAAACACGGAGTAAGTGAGCCCACGGCGTTGGCTGGAAATCATAAACTGTTCCAATCCCGGAACAGTTTTTGCGAGCGATACTCCCGCCTCACTGACGCGGGAAATAAGACGGTGATGAACTTTCCCAAAAGTTTTTCCCAGCACACCGCCAAGCTCAATTCTGGTCATGATCTCTGGCATATATATCTCCGGCATAAAAAAACCACCCGAAGGTGGTCAACTTAATTTCTTCACAGACACGAATGAACTGCTTTTCCCCAGTGATCATTCCATCCTTTCGCCACTGCATAAACCTTAACATCACTGCCGCCACTGGATGATGAATCGATATTCACTACTGATAATGCCCCAAATATGTCATCGGAGGCCGTTATTTTATATCCAGTCTCGGTAGGAATGCTTGTGCTTGATGAACGCAATTCAACCCATTTAGGCGCTATGCATCTGTTAATTTGATCAACACTTTTTTGTGAATGACCAGAAAATATGGGTTGTTGGGATTCAAGCGAGCTAACAGAACAACCAGCTGCACTAATAATCCCTAACGCCAATATTAATTTTTTCATATACCTATCCCCTATGTTTTACCAAAAGGTTAACACAGAGATTTGTAACGAAGAATCTTCATTGTTCTTTCCTGCCAGTATCCGCCATAAGGAACACGTTGACTCAAATGCCCGTAAAGATGGTGCAGCAACATGTTACCCTCCAGCAAAATCCCGGCGTGATTCCACTTATCAGCCTGCACCTGCATGATGACCAGGTCCCCTTCATGGGGTGGTCCTTCAAACTCCCTGAATCCGCACTCGTACCAGCACTCCTGATAGAAATTGTCCGGGTAATCGTTTTCCCACCAGGGATAATCCACCCGGTAATCGTGGAGCTCGATACCGTGGGTCTGCCGGAAATAGCTCATTACCAGACCCCAGCAATCGAAGTGGCCAAGCACGAACGGACGCTCCAGCAATGGCAGCTCCCCGCGTGGCTGAATGGTACGTAAATCCCCCTCTGGCCAGCTCACAATATGCCAGGGCAGCAGCGTTGCATCACACTGTGCCTTATCCAGCTCGCTGGCCTGCGTCGTCGCATCAGGATGGCTGTGAACAATGGCCACCACCGTCCCCCAGTCTTCTGCCGCTGCGTAATCTTCGGGGGACAGGTGAAAATGTTCAGTCGGCTCTGCTGCGAGATTACGACAGGAAAAATAGCGCTCAACCCGGCTTTTCTGTGCTACCACGCCGCAGCACTCGCGCGGATATTCCGCTGCAGCGTGCGCCATGATGGCATCAATGGTTTTCTGGCGCATATCAGCCCCTGATGAGAGATGTACCTGGGAAACCGCCGAACGGCAGCTCGTTGCTGTCTCCGTGCCGGAGCTTGCAGGCCGTCAGCGTGCCATTGCAGACATCCAGCGAGGGATCGTTAATCGGATTATTGTGCTTATCGAAATAGCGCGTTCCGGCATAGTCGCACCCGTCGCCGGTGCGGTACTTGTTCCGGATGCACCAGGAGCACAGCGAATGCAGCTGCCGGGTCGGTATCATCCGCCCCTGTAAATCCATCGGGCTGGAAAGAATAAATTCCACCACTTCATTCGTTTCGGTGCTTCTGGCATCGATATAAAAGACCTTCAGCTTTTCCTGTGTCGGATCAGCGGTGGGATTCCCCTGCGTAAAGTTTCTGGCATCCAGATACTGTGCCAGCGTGTCGTGGATACTGACTTTAGCCTGCAGCAGATCGTCATACGCCAGACAGAGCGCTGAGATTGAACCGTCCAGGTTCGCCACCGTCAGTTTTGGCTGTGGGCTGGTACCGTCCGTGGTTGCCTCAATACCCTCAACCTGACACGGCCAGGCTTTATACTCTTGCCCCTGCCACCAGATGGACTTCGCCGGAAGTTTATTCTCATCCCCGCCTGCAGCCTCAATCTCTTCCGGGGTATGCGCGATGTTATGTGCGTGGAAAAAAAGCACATCTGACATCCCGAACGCCGTGCCATCGACAGAAAAAAGCCGGACTTCATTGCCCGGCTCAAGTTTTTGATAATTAGCATTAAGGCTCATGGTGCAAATGCCTGTTCAAACGTTGCAGTTACGGTTACCACTTTTACGTTTTTAACCACCTTTTTGAGGCTGTCAGCCTCGACGCGCCACAGCGCGGTATCGCCGAAAGGCGGAGTGAAAATAAACGATTTCACTTTGTGCCGGCGAAGGAAGGCATGAATTTCATTCGCCGTATTCGGAACTCCCGAAAAAGAATATTCATAGGTACGAACCTCATCATTCAGACCAGAACCGCTCACCTGAGCATACCCGTCACCGAACTGGACCTTTCTGACTGTGTCTTTGCTTCCCTCTGTAGGCTGGCTGGAGACCTTAATACCCCAGGAGAATGTTTCTATCGTCATAACTGTTACCTGCGATTGGTAGCATTCCAGATAAGCCCACCGGGCTGAATGGCCTTAGCGATACCGTCATTTACAGATTTATTAATCACCTGCTGGTACGCTTTACCCAGCCTGTCTCCGTCATTTTGCTGCTGCGCCCCCCCGGAGGCATTCTCGACCGTCACAGGGGCATACACGCTGACACCGAAAGGTGCTGCAGCTGGCCCTGTACCGCTACCCCCGACAAGCCCTCCCGTGGCATACCCTTTCATCATCCGGTAAAGATTGTTGACGCCGATGCGGTTAGTTGCCTCTTTAGTGAAAACAAATTCGCCACGGTGAACAACACCGGCAGGCTCATATTTCCCACCCGAACCGGTAAAGCCGCCTCCGGAAAACCCCAACGCCGACGTGGCCGAACTCACCAGGCCAGCCATTGCCTGTTTCAGCAGGATTTGCGTCAGCATCGACAATGTTGACCGGGTAAAATCAGCCCAGTGTGCTTTTCCGGTAGTGAGCATATCCGCCATATTCTGCCCGATGCCATCAAACGTACTGGTGGCAAACGACTTCATCTGGCCATATGCATCAGCGGCGGACTCTGCATAGTCGGCCCAGGCTGATTTAGCACCAGAAAGCCAGTCTCCGCGAAGGTTATCCTGCTCGGCGTAGTAGTTTTTGAGCGCAGCCAGTTCGTTCTGATATCCCTGATCGGCTTCGGAACCACCGGCATTCAGCCAGCCCTGGCGAAGCTGTGCTTCTTCATTCTGACGCTGCGCAGCTCGGCTACTCATTGCCCCGCCGTCCTTCAGTGCACGGGTTTTCTCGCCAATCTGAGTAACATATTTCTGGGAGGTGTCCTGCAGGCGGTTAAGCCGCTCCTGAGCCACTATCTGATCGCCAAGCTTCGCATTCAGCTCCGCACGGGAAAGCACCTCACTTTTGCTGGCCAGCAGGGATTTTTCCTCGGCAGAAAGCGTCCGGGTCTTCCCTGCCTCTTCCAGAACCGTAAAACGGGACTGCTGACGCCACAGCTCCTGACGCTGCTGGCTGATGGTGTCATTTATCCCCTTATGCTCCTGCAGGGTACGCAGCTGCGCTTCCAGCTCCATCGTCTGGGCGCTGGCTGCATCGGTTGCACGGGTGCCGGCAGGTGTCCTGATAGCAGGGGGTTTCTTCGGCTTTTTAAGGGTGTCTTCGTACTCTTTTTTCGCGGCGGCCAGGTTGATGTTGTAGTCAGCCTGGAGGATACGTCCCTCTTTCAGAGCCTTATTGAGCTCGCTCTGCCTGGCCGTGTATTTCTCAAGGGCGGTCTGGGTTTTGGCATAGTTGGCTTGAGACTGCGCGGCATACTTCTGACGATCGGACTGCGCTACCGCTTCACGGGAGGCATTATCTTCGTTCGCTTTGGCAATGCCTGCCTGCTGCTGTGCCATATCCAGCGCCAGCCGGGCCGTTTCACGGTCATTCCAGAACCGGGCGCGGGCCTCATCATTCACATAACGATCACCTTTACGCAGGTTCCAGATTTCATCAGCCTTTTTAAACGCGGCCTGGGCTTTTGCCACCATCTCCTGGGCGGTGTCAGGTCTGCCAATATCAAGTGCTGCATCCCACATCGACTTGAACGCACGCTTCAGGGAATCCGCTGAAGACTCAATCGTCCCCATATTGTCGCGGATGGCTTTGGTTTGATCGTTGAATCCGGCAATAGCAGCCTCGTTAGCCGCCTGCAGTGCGCCAGCCTCATCACCGGCACGCTGCAGCTGCGCCACATGGGCAATCTGTTCAGCGGTAACGTTGTGGAACTGCTGAGCCATCGCGATCAGACCCGATGTCGGGTCTGTTGCGAGCTTGCCGTAGGCGGCAGCCACTTTCTCCACCGGCACGCCGGAGGCATCAGTAAATCTCGCCACCGCCTGGCTCATTTCATCAAAGCGCGAGCCCGCACGCACACCCGCGTTGATAAGTTCGCTCAGGGCCTCGCTGGTCTGATTGAACGTCAGCCCTGCAGCCTGGCCGTTTCGCGCCAGCGACAACATGCGGTCGGCAGTCAGTCCGGCCGTGTTCCCCGAAAGAACCAGCGTTTTGTTGAAATCAGATAATGTGGAAGAGCCCTGGTACCAGGCATAGAACAAAGCGCCCGTTGCGACTGACAGTGCACCGATGCCGACCATCAGCGGCGAAATTGTCCCCAGCAACGCCCGGAATGTCGGGATTATCCCACCAAAGGAGTCCTTAACCTGACCACCCTGCTGAAGCAGAATTAGCCAGGGGTTCTGCCCACCCGCCAGCTGTGTGGCCACATCGGTAAACTGCGCCGGGAGCATACGCATTGCAGCGTTATACTGACCGATTGAAATACCGGCTTTACGTGCGGCGTTCTCCTGGCGGCTGAAGGACTGCTGTATCCGTAACGCTTCGTCGTTCGCCGCACTGCCGGTCTGCTTTAATTCTTTTTTTACGTAGTTGAGCTGCTCGTTGAATTTCGTCGAGTTAACGTCAAGGTTAACGACCAGATCACCGACTGCCGTCTGGGCCATAGCGCATGCCTCCTGAAATACCTTCAGCCTTCGCCATCAGCGTATCGTCGTCCGGATCATCGATGTCGATGGCTTCCGATGCAGGGGAAAGGATGCTGAAACTGTCCGGTGATAATTCCGGATCGGCAAAAAACAGGGTTGAGATGGTGTAGAGCAAACCGGAGAAATGAGCATCCAGCTGCGCATCATGAAAGTAATTGTCCTGGTAGAAGATTTTCCAGTCGCCGTACTCCGTTGAGGACATGCCAGCAAGCATGGCTCGCCAGTCCGGGCGACCGAACTCGCGCGCCAGTTTCATGGCGAACTTCAGCTCACTGGCGAGGGCTTTGCCGCCGTAACGGGTTCAGTGGGTTCGCTTCCTTCTTCACCAGGAGAAGCCTGTTCATCAGTGACAGGCGCAATCATCCCGGACAGGAGTTTCACCTTATAATCTGCTTCGGCAACAAGTTCAGCCGGCCATGACTGAAGGACCTCATCCTGAATCTTCGCTACTTCCGCCGCCGCGTTTTCTCCCTGCGAGCCTTTCAGTGCGTGCCCATGCCAGAGTGACATCGCCACCAGAAATGCACCACTCTTCACAGTAAGGGTAATGGCCGACTGAAAATCACCGGCTTCAACCGCCTCCAGCTGTTTCAGGTATTCGAGGTATTCAATACGCTGCAGCGCCGACAGCTGGAACAATGTGACGCTGCTGCCGTTACTTTCAAGCAGCTCGCTCTTTAGAAACATAATTACTCCGGGGGAACGGGGCTTTCGCCCCGGTTATCAGGAAACAGTGACTTTGCAGATCGCTACAAAGTTACCGTCATTGCTCATGACGATGATTTCTACGGTGCCTGCCGCCACGCCGGTGACAGTCAGGGTATTGCCGCTGACGGTGACCGTGGCTTTGGACGGATCCGAACTGGAGACACGGAAGGATTTATCTGAAGCACTTGCCGGCAGGACAGATACCACCAGTTGTGTCGTGGCTGCGACCGCCACAGCCGCCGTGGATTTATCCAGGCTGATCCCCGTGACGGCAATCGGCGCTGTGCCACTGTCTTCTGCCAGCGATGGTTTGCCGTTGTTGGTGATTTTGGCCGTGCGGGTCATGACCTCTTTTGATGAAATAGTCTTACCGAGACTGCTCACCCAGCCCTTAAAGACGTCGACAACACCATTCGGATATTTAATTTTATATCCTTTCACAGTGCCTTCATCGAACCAGATAACCAGGTCCTGCTGACCGGAATCCCCCGGCATCCATGCGAGCGTCAGGTTAGTTTCACCGGCTGATTTCTGTCCCTGCATCGTTGATGTCCAGTCAGCATTCTCATCATCGATATAGGTGTCATCTTCTGATTCAGCTGTCAGTTCACCGGGCTGAAGGTCTTTAATCTTTGCCAGGCGCAACCAGTCAACGTCTGAAAGCGGATTGGCGTATGGATCTCCGGTTCCGGTGTAAACCCAGAGGGTGGTACCGGCACCTTTTGTTGGTGCCAGCGGGTTTGGTGTGGCCATAGGGTCCTCACATGTCGTAAGTAATTGAATATTTCAGGTCGGCAGAACTCCACAGCGCCATATCGTCATCGCGCTGGTAGTCATAGCCCTGCTGAACCATTGTGATGATAAGAGATTCAAGCCCCGGAACCTCTGCGAGAACCGGATACACCCGCGTCTCCATCCAGTCATCCAGATCAGAATCAGGTACCTGAGCCTCAAGAAAGACTTCGATATGCAGAATGGCCTGCCAGCTATCGGCGTCCAGTTCTTCTCCTGTGTATTCCGCATCTGTCAGGTAGACGGCAACAGCTGGAAAATCACCCTCTTCGAGCACTGCAGGTCTGCCGTCAAAATAAATGACATCAGTACCAATCGCGCTTTCCAGCGCGTCAATAATCACCTTGCGAATATCGCTGTGTTTCATCGTGTCAGAATTAACCTGAGTTGGTTGGTAAGGGATGCCCGGAGCTCTTTGGGCATATCTGACTCCATGAGCTTCGGCAGTTCTTCTTTAAATGCCGTAGTTAATGGAGCTGCCAGCGGGATACTGACCACTTCAATGGGGTAACGGGGTTTTGACGTTCGCCTCATGACATGCCAGCGACCATTTTTAAGTTGCTGGATAAAACCGCCCGGAAAACGAAATGGCCCTATGCGCAGAACGCTGTTGGCCCCTTTCTTGTCCCGTTTTCTGCGGGAAAGTCGCACGCTTGCGGTACCGAGTTTAATGGCCGGTAAATTTCCCCGGTTTACCCGGATAAGTGCACGAGGTTTATTGACCGTCGCACGCTTCACCCTGGCGCGTTGCTTTACCAGTTTTCGCGGTACGCGCGTATCTTTTGATACGACTGCCACGCTGCGGCTGACGGCCCGGTTTGCCACGCGGTTAACGGCCTGCGCCGATGCCCGCGGAACAGCCGTTTTGCTGATGCTGTTAAGGTTTTCTATGGCCTGTTCAAGGCCTTTTATGGACATAGGCGCTCCTTAACGGCGACGCGAAGATGCAGGTGGAGAGCCGTTACCCAGCCAGATATGACAGGAGCCACAGTCATCCGGACCAATACGTTCAATCCAGAATTGCCGACTGTTAATCGTCAGCGTGTCCATACGCTGCAGCTGTCTGACAGTGGCGGTTTCCACAAACAGGGTCGGGCTGGTTCCTTCAACACGAATCCCAGCACCGGCATATCCGATATTTTCTGGATCATCGAATACACCGACCAGGGTGGCACCTGACAAAGCGCCTGACATCACCTTTGCCTCTGTGCCCATCACACCACGGATAGCGCTATCAGCTCGCGACATGGCCTCGTCAAAGAGATTATCGAAATCAGCCATGTGGCCCCCTTCAGACTTCGAAAGCCAGCCCCTTTGCGATCAACTCGTCGGCATCCTGTTCAGATACGCGGATAATCACACCAGGCTCTACGATGGATACCGGTTCGTTACGCGTGGCATGCAGAGCATCAATATGCAGGGTGGCCAGCGTTTCTACTGATACCAGGTCACCCGTTGTGGCCGATTCCGTTTTTACTTTTGCCACGTTAGCAACATTGCTGTCGGTGCTGTCGGTGCTGTCGGTGCTGTCGGTGCTGTCGGTGCTGTCGGTGCTGTCGGAAGCATTCTGCACGCCGTTTTCACCGTCAACTGACCCGGCATTGCCATCCAGTTCCTCTTCAAGCTCAGCAATACGCATCGTCAGTTCCTGAATGGTGCCGCTGGTACTGACCTCGCGGTTAAGCTGGGTCCCAAGTTCATTCAGGCGGGCGACCAACTTTTCTTTTTCTGTCATGGGAAATACTCCAGAAAGGTGGCCCGACAGGGCCACTGGGGGAAGTTATGCCAGTTTGACGGAGACGAATGCGTCAGGGTCTGGCAGCAGCATCAGCGGAGCTGACTGAATCATGGTGAATTCGCGCGCCGGATCCCCCGACTGCACCCAGTTTTTCGGGTAGCGTGTCGAGGCATTGATACCTTCGCGCTGGGCATCAGCATCAAGAATGCAGCCATAGGTACGCAGGCCACGAGCCTGGGTATTCCCCAGCACCATTGTCAGGTCCGGCAGATAATTCTTTTTGACGTCGTTTTCGACGTACTGGCCGGAGTACACCACGATGGCCACATCGCCAAACATCCCCTTGTATGAAACAGCCATACCCAGGTCTTTCACGGCAGTTTCCAGCTCAGAGTTAGAACCACGACGCGTGTCCAGCTTCTTCTCAACAGCCTTGAAGGAACGGAACAGCGCCCAGCCTTTCGGATCGAACACGATGATGTTGATCACACCGCTGGCATTGAGTGCGTACGCTTCAATGTCATCGGTCGGGTCATACGTTTCTTTGTCGCGGGTGGACCACGCTGCCGCACCGGCCTGGACAATGTTGTTACCAGCGCTGCGGCCCATATCTACTTCAACAGGATCAAACGCATCACCTGTCATGGTGTATTTTCCGCTGAGCACCGCCGAAACAGCCTGTTTCTCTTCGACCTGCGCAATCGCCAGCTCTTCATCCTTCATGTTCTGGAGAATAATGCGGCGACGGCGATAGACCGGGTCTGCGAGATTCTGCGGGTCCTCATCCGGCAGGCGGCGAAGGGTCATCAGTGGGTTAACTTCGTGTTTCGGCTTCACATAACCCGGCGTGAATTCAGATGTGGTGCCGCCACGGGAGCGGATCACTTTTCCGGAGACGATCGGCGAGACGTACAGAGCTATGTTGACCAGGCCAGGAATTTGCGACAGGTAAACCTTCTCTGTACTGAAGGGATAGGTTTCGCGAAAAAAGATGCGCAGGAAGAGCGGATCGAATTTGAATTTCTTCTCATTGACCGCCAGCAGCTGGGCAGTTGTATAAACAGACATAGATTTTTCCCGTAAAAAAAGCCGCACAGGCGGCTTTTATGAATGATGATGATTGTAAAAACGCGGATTAAACGATGCTGATAGCAGTTCCAGCGAACGCGTTACGTTTGATGTTTTCGTCGGTGATGGCAGATGGCCAGAGGACATCTTCAATACGGAAAGAGCCGGATTTGTAATACGCCAGCTCTGCGCTGTTCTGGTCAGCTGTCACTGCCAGAATGCCCGTTGCCGCGCCAGCATGAGCACCATCCCATACGGTCAGCTTGCCAGAAGTAGCATCCAGCATGAGCGGTGTCATGGCTGGGGTGGAAGCCGTCAGTTCGCCAGGGCCATACGCTGTGTGCGCCGGGTCGCTGTTACCGAGCGGCTGGTTATGTGTGAAAACTTCGGTAATTGCCATGATAGCCTCTTAAACGGGGGTGTTTAACAAATCGTCAGCGGCATCGGCAGATGCGCTGCCTGCTGCGAGTGCGCTTGGTGCTGTTTCCATCAGACGATCCAGCGCCGTGTCGGTACGCGCCTGGGCACTTTGCGGTGCAGCAGCCAGAATGCGCTGTGCGCTCTCGACCGTCATTCCAGGCGTTTCGGCCAGTGCTCGAGCCTGTGACTCTCGCCCTTTCGCCTCGTCGCAGTTCAGGATGCCCATGATGCGGCTATTCTCTGCAGCTACTGCTGCAGAGACCTGAGCACTGACTTCTGCAGGGGCCGCTACGGCAGAAGTGGTAGTGTCAAGGTTAGTGAGCTGTTCAGCTGAAGCAGTAGTCTGAGTAGCTGCCTGGTCGGCTGGATTGTTGGTCGCTGCAGATGCAGAAGGTGATGGCATAGTTCCTCCAATGGTTGTTTTTTTGCGTCTGTCGAGTGCTTCGCGCATCACGCCGAGCGCATCGGTATTGTTAACAAGTTCATCCGCCAGCCCGTTGTCCACTGACTCCTGGCCGGAGAATACTGCCGCTTCGGTGTTCAGAACGTCCTGAACGGACATGCCGGTATAAGCGGAAACCTTTTCGGCAAACATCTGACGAGTGGCATCGATACGCGTCTGGAAATCAGCACGCACATCTTTCGGTAGCTTTTCGTATGGGTTGCCGTCGACCTTGTGATCACCGCTGTAAATCAGCGTTACCTCAACGCCGTTAGTTTTGAGAGCAGCACCATAGTTGCTGTGCGCCATCATGACCCCGATGGACCCGGTTCTGGCCGTTTGTGTAACCAGCCGTCGCGATGCAGAACTGGCAATAAGCTGCCCTGCACTGCAGTTCATGTCATTGGCCAGCGCCCAGATGGGTTTGATATCGCGCATACGGGCTATAATGTCGGCGCAGTCAAACGCCCCGGACACCATTCCCCCTGGCGTATCCATATCCAGCAGAATTCCGTCGACGCCGGGATCACTGATAGCCTGCTGCAGGCGGGCGATAATTCCGTTGTAACCCGTCATGCCGGAATAAGGCTGCAGCGCACGCGTTTTACTTACCAGCGTGCCGGAAACCGGCAAAACCGCGATACCATTTGCTACCTGATAGCTTCGTGATGGTCTGGGATCCATGTCATCATCATCACCAAACAGTGCCAGCGGTTCGGCAATTTGTCCGGCATCAAGCGTGATGCCAGCGACAGTATCTGTCAGTCGGGTGATACCTAACTGGCCAGCCAGCGCGCAAAAGAAAACCCGCGCGTAGGCGGGTTC